TATTATTGTAAATTTATTATTGTAAATTTATTATTGTAAATTTATTATTGTAAATTTATTATTGTAAATTTATTATTGTAAATTTAATGAATTCTCGTTAGTTGTGATTTATTATTATGCTTGTTGTAAATTTATTATTATGATTTATCATTATTTTGTTTATTATTGAATTATTATAAAAATAATTCACAATAATAAATCAATAATAAAAAGCGTTGTATTCAATAAAATAATAAAAAATTGTAATTGATTTATCATTGACTTAATATTCTTGAGGATAATTTTTTCCTTAAGGGTGTGCTACCATCAAGACCAGAATGATAGCTGTGATTGTGCTTTTTGCACTGCTTGCTGTTGCTCTTGGTGTGTCATCAAACTGAAATTAGGCACTTGTTCTCCGCGCTTTTGTCCTACCTGCCCACAATGTGATGAAACTTGTTGCGATGAGCTCCGGTCAGCTTTCTGTGGAATTCCACACGCACGACATTTGTGGTTAGTCGTGCATGTACAACCATGTGAGTTTGCCGACGCAGAAGAGCTTGGAGCGTGTTGAGCAAACTGTGCATGATGCCAAAGATGGCCTTGGGGCACTTGTTGCAAAAATTGTCCATGCAAATGCGGTCCTTGCAAAGACTGTCCGTGCCATGATGGTCCATGCAAAGATAGTCCTTGCAAAGGCTGTCCGTGCCATGGTTGTCCTTGTTGCACATGTTGCGCGTGTGGTTGCCAGCCTTGCACAATACTAAAGGGGGTACCTTGATGCACTGGGATGGGTTGTGGCGTATCACTTGACCCACTTCCAGGACGGGCTGGTTGTTTAATTATAGGGGGGGGATCGTGCGCATCAACCGAATCAAACACGGTGGGCACATGTTTAATATTGCGCTCTTGATTTTGCTCTTGTGCACGGGGTTCTCGTTCAAGATCAGGAGTGTACTTTTTATATTCAGCTACATATGCAGAATGAGCTTCATCGTATGCACTTTGCAGAGCTGCTTTAAGCGCGTTAAACTTTTTTTCATGCGCTTTATAAGTTGCCACTAAAATGGTTTTGTCATAAAAACCACTATTAAAAAGTTTAACAAACACATTATCGATCTGCTCATATTCCCTTTTTTCATTCGCCGTAATTTCAGCAAGGGTTTCCGCATATTTATCACACGCCTTGTGATATTTTTCATTTGCATCATGAAGTTTATCACGTTGCTCAGCATCAAATGTATCTCGGCTCAACATCTCAGTAAAGAATGTATTTAATATGATTAGAACTTATAAAATATTATTTTTTTCAATTTTTTTATGATACTATATATTGAATTATAAAATAAATTAAATATTATGATTACTATATTTTTCATAAGAATCACAAACACGTGGAAAAACAAAGGCGTTCTCAATGCCGACCCAATGCGCTTCATATATAATTTTCTTTATTTTAGCATAATATTTGTATCCTTTATTAGTTTTATCAAGATTTTTACAAATATATTTCATATACGTATAATATTTTTTTTGTGTTTCACTTAAATTATTATCAAGTATATTATGTAATTTAACAAGAGATTGCGCAGTATCATAATCTCTTACTTTAATCTCTATTTCAATTTTTGTGTTATTATTTGCGTCATTTTCATTTATATATTTTATGAAAGAGAAATATCTATTTTTATAATTTGTTTCATTAAAAGCCATTGAATATATATACCCATTTTCTAATAATGTTTCTTTTACATTGTTAAATTTATCATAATCAATTGTATGAGTTGGGGTATTTAAATCTTGAATTAATAAACCAAAATCAATATCTGATTCTGTTATTAAATTTAATCCAGCACACAATGATGACATTGGTATAATATTTTTGATATAATCATATTTAAAATTAATAATATGTTCTTCTGTTATTTCATTATGATTATTCATATTAATAATATAATCTTCTTTTAATAAGCCAAATATATTTTTTAAATTTAATAATTCAATATTCATAATTTGAATTATTCTTGTATTTTTCATATTGCGTCCTTCATAATAAATCTCAACATCTTGAGATTTAAAAGTATTAATACAATATGGTAACAATATTTTTGTCATTTGTTCATTCATAAATTCATGGGGGTCATATTGTGTATTTTTTATCAATAAATATTGTTTGTCTGATATATTATCAATTATTATTGGTAATTTATTCTGTTCTATTTTTTTATAATTAAAAATTAAATTATATAAAGAACATAATTTAGTAATAATTTTTTTTAAGCAATTCATATTTTACTTATTAATTAATAGTAATAATAGTAATAATGTTATTTATATAAGATATTGGCGTTTTCAATTTTCTTATACTTTATAAATAAAATATTGTTTCATTATTAGCAAAATAATAATCGCACATAATATTGATGCATTGGGAATTATAATAAATATTTGAGAACTTAAAATACCAAAAATTATACAACACACGCACGCGCATAATTGTAAAATTAAATAAATAGTTGATATATTAGTTGCTGATTTTGATATATAAGTAAAATATATTTGTGGATAAGGTGTAATCGCAAGTAATATAGATGAAAACATACCAAAATAATAAAGTATTGAATCCATTTTTTACATACATAATGTTTAGTAATAAAATAATTGTATTTTCATTTTTTATATTTTATAAATCTTATAAATCTTATAATCCATACGTACTAATTCTAATTCCATAAATTTTATTTTTTTCAATTGTTAGTTTCTTACTAATATAATCTGTAAATGTGTCTTTATTTGGGGCCTTTTCATTAAAATCATTTTTATACCATTCTTTGAAATTGTCATAAAGGTCTTTCAGTGTTTCATTATCAGTTGCTTTATTTGTTTTCTCAATATTCTCATCAATATATTTCATAATAATGTCAGATTTCATTTGATATTTTTTAGTATATTGCGTGATTTTTTCGGGTTCTTTAATTCTATATTTAGAACCATTAATACCTGTTTCAAATATCTTATAATATTTAGTGAGAATTAACCACATTAATGCTTGGCCCCAATCAACTTTCATATCTTCTTTTAATAATTCATCAATTAAAAATTGTTTATCTTCTTTATTTGGGGATGGGTTTTGTTCAACAAATTTTGAATCATGTAAAGTAACTCTAAGTCTTCTCCATGTGCCATCATCATTTGTCGGGATTTCTGGTAAAATATTACATGTAAAAATCATAGTAAATTTTGGTTCGTAATAAAATGGATTGCCATATAATGGGCGTGCTAATATAGCGTCGCATCCTGTAATTTCTTTTGCTCGCCCCATTTGTATAACATCATCATGCTCTGATTCATTTGTAACTAATAATCTTACAATTGATTTGTCAGCTAATTCTGGAGTCGCATTTGATGAACAACCTCTTTTTTGTGTTAATATTGTTATTGGTGCGATACCAAAATAATCGCCAAGTGTTAAACTTAATAATTTTATTAATGCTGATTTACCATTTGCGCCGGTACCAGTCCAAATATGAATTTTTTGATCCGGCACACCTCTAAGAATTGATGCTATAAATGTTAGCATATATTCACGCATATCTTCTTCGGTATAAACTTCTGAAAAGAATTTTTTTATTTTTAATATAGTTGGGTGAGTGTCATGATATTCTTTCCAGTCATAATTTACACATCCTGAAATATAATCAGTTGGTATTCCATTGCGAAAACATTTTTCTTTTAAATCATATACTCCATTATCAAAACCAATTAAATTAACATTTGCGTCTAATTTAATTTGAAATTTCGTTTCAATAAATATTTGATGAAATTTATAAGAACACGCTTTAACAATATGTTTTCTAAATGTTTCATTTCCTAATTTTTCACATGCTGTTATTAATTTTTTATATTTTGTATATGATGTGTCCTTATCAGAACCTGATAAATTATTCATACTCTCATTCATTTTTATTGAGCAATATAAAATCAATAGTGATCTTACTTCGCCCGAAATTAATTGTATCAATGAATATGCTGACTGAACTAAAACCCATTTATGTTTATTGCTTTGAAATTCATACCATTTATTTTTATCAATATCAATACACATAAATCTGTCTTTATAAAGTTCAAACACAACATCCGCAATATCTGCGTGTGTCATTGTTTCTGCTTTGCCAAATATTTCGTCATAATGTTTAAATAAAATTTTGTAATATTCTGTCATATTATCCATTCTTGCAAAATATTTTAATGACCCAATTGAATAATTTTTTGAATATTTTTCTGCTATTTTCCATATCTTTTCGCATGTAATTTTTTTATCATTAAATTTTGTTGATAATTTTGAAAACTCAACAAATTCATTATATAAAGTATTACTTATTGAATAAAGTGTATAGCCTACATGCGTCCATTCTGTATAATTATCTGCTCTATTTTTACTCAATATTTTTATTAAATCTTTTGCTAATAAAATATTTTTTTTATCTATAATTGATAATTCTTGATTTTCTTTTTCGTGAGTTTCTTTAATTTCATGTATTTCTTTAATTTCTTTAATTTCTTTAATTTCTTTAATTTCTTGTTTTTCTATATTTTTCTTTTTTTTATTGTCGTAATCATTATATATTTTTTCAATTTCATTTTCAATTATATTATCAAAACCGGTTATTTCAATTGAACAATCATCCGTATATTTTTGATTTGAAAATAAATTTACAAGTTCTGAATAATCATATACACTAATATCTTCATTTTTCATATTCAACGGAAATATATTTGTTAATTTATATGGCGATTGTCCTTCTTTGTGAGAACCAACCATAAGCATCCCATTATTTTTTACAATACTCATATCAACAACATTCTCTAATTTATTTTTTATATCAATATGATTTAATATTTCTCTTTTTTGCACTAAAGCACTTAATTTATGTAAAACAAAAAATCTATATTTTTCAAGCATTGGCAGTTCTGGATAATGAATATGAAAGCCATCTTTATATAATTCATTATTTGTTCTTTTTGTTGGTTCTTTCTTTTCCATAACAAATGATTTTAATTGATGTGGTGAAACAATAAAATTTTCTCTAATTAAATTATTTAAAAAATTAATTATTTGTTTTATGTCTTTCAATGTATATTGTCTTTTTTTATTATCAACATCAAAATCAATATCAACAAATAAATATGAAACTTTATTTGGTTTTTCTACAAAATGAAGATCTGGATTTTCATAATTATTTAAAACATTAATATATTTTTCTAAAAATACTGTATAATTTGATCCATCAAAACAAAATTTGCCGCCATTAAATTTTGACATTTTTGTATGAGTGATATTATCTCCGGTTGTTCGATTAAGATTAATAAAGTCATTAAAATCTTGAAGAATCGTTGTATTGCTCATTAATTAATAATAATAATAATAATATGAATATATTATTATAAAGTTTAAAAATCAATTTTTTTGCAAAAAAAAATGAAATTAATAATGTTAAAATAATATGGTATATTAGTAATAAAATGTATTGGACTGACACAACAAATAATTATTTATATGGATATAATAAAGAACCAATAAAAAATAAAAATATTGCTGGCTTTGATTTAGATAATACATTAATTAAAACAAAAAGTGGTAAGATTTTTGCAGTAAATGAAAATGACTGGTGTTTTCAATATGACAATGTACAATCCATATTGCAAAAATATTATGATGATAATTATAGAATTATAATAATAACAAATCAAAAAGGATTAAATACTGATGCTAAATTAAAAGAATTTAAAAATAAAATAGAATTAATTGCAAAGAATCTCAACAATATATGTTTTGAAATTTATATTATGATACATGATAATTTATATAGAAAACCATTTCCATCTGTATTTGAAAATATAGAATATAATAATTTAAATAGTTTCTATTGCGGGGATGCGTGTGGCAGAAAGGATGATTTTTCAGATTGTGATATTAAATTTGCTCATAATATTGGAATTAAGTTTTATACTCCTGAAAATATATTTCTTGGTGACAAAGAAGAAATAAAAATAAAATATCATATTGATTTTACAAAAAAATATGAAAAATATAATTATGAAAAAAATAAAAATAAAAATGAATTAATAATTATGTGTGGTTTTCCTGCGTGTGGTAAATCTTTTTTAGCACACGAAATACAAATGAATAATGATAATTATGTTATTATTAGTTTAGATGAAATAAAAACAAAAGCAAAAATGAAGAAAATGATTTTACAAGCCATCTGTGAAAATAAAAATATTATTGTTGATAATACAAATATTGACATAAAATCACGAAAATATATTATTGATTTGTTTAATGATAATAATAATTATTATATTAAAATAATTCATTTTGATGTTAATTTAGACATTTGTAAGCATAATAATAATTATCGATATTTTGTAACTAAAAATAAATACATTCCTAAAATTGCTTATAATAAATTAAATAAATTATATGAAAAGCCACATTTATTAGAAAATAAAAAAATAAATAAAATCGATATTTTACATGGATTTAATAATAATAAGAATGATCCATTATATGAACATTTATGGATGTAATATTATTTATAACAAATTTTTTATTTTATTATTTATGAATAATTAAAAATTATAGAATTCATCAACATTTAATATTTCAATTAATTTTGAATAGAAATATTTTTAATTTATAATATATTTTTATAAATTTATTATTATAATTTTATGAATTCTAATTAATCATGATTTATTATTTTATTTTTATAAATTTTATGAAAATTATAATATTATATTGGCATTGTCTAATGGTTGATTACTATTTTTTATTTTTAGTTAAAATATTTTTATTAATATTATATTTATGAATTCTCAATAGATGTGATTTATTATTATTTTACTAATTATGAAATTTTATTAGTGTAAAATTATTATTTTATTATTGTGCTCTCACAAAGTCTCATTAAATGTTATTTATCGTTATTTTACTAATTATGAAATTTTATTAGTGTAAAATTATATTTGTGAATTTATAATAATTTTTATTAAGTGTAAAATTATTATTTATAATAAATATTATGAAAAACAATTGACAAACCAAAAAACACAAATAGCAAATGGTTTTAACCATTTGCTATTATACAAAATTGGTTTGTCAATTGTTTGTAAAAATAATTAGTGACAATAATAATGCTAATTTAAAAAAATGTAAATTTAATAATTATAAATTTGTTTATTATTATAAGTTCATGAATTATCATTAATCGTGCTTTATTAGTATTCTGCTTATTATGAAAGTCATTATTATAATTTATTTTTATAAGTGTAATATTGTGCTTTATTATTTTACTAATTATGAAATTTCATTTAACATGATTTACTATTATTTTGGTTCTTATAAAAATTTATTATTATTGTGCTCTCGTGAATTTTCATTAGGTGTAATTTATTATTATTTTGCTAATAATAAATTTTATTATTGTTAATTTATTTTTGTAAATTTAATATTTTCATTGAGGTGATTTATTATTATTTTTTTAATTATGAAATTTTATAAATTCTCATTAGATGTGATTTACTATTATTTTGCTTCTTATGAAATTTTATGAATTATCATTAGTTATGAATTATTATTATTTTGCTAATTATGAAATTTATTTATTGTAATTTTATGAATTTTCATTAGTTATGAATTATTATTATTTTGCTAATTATGAAATTTATTTATTGTAATTTTATGAATTCTCAATAGTTGTGATTTATTATTATTTTGCTAATTATGAAATTTATTTATTGTAATTTTATGAATTCTCAATAGTTGTGATTTATTATTATTTTGTTAATTATGAAATTTTATTTTGTGTAAATTTATTTTTGTAATTTTATGAATTTTCATTAGTTAT